AAATTATTAAAAAAGATTGCAGAAAAAAATATACAATGCAAGATTTAAAAGATAGTCTTAACGCAAGTATTTTCTAAAGTAAAAGTAAGCTGGAATTAAAAGTAAAAGCAACCACAAAAAATTGAAAGATTGCTTTTCCGTTACTTTTACTTCAACTACTTTAGAAGTTTTATTTTTACTACCTTGTGAAACGTATTTCTGTTCGATTTGCGACACTTTTTTAGTTTTGTCGATACTTATATTGTTTTTCTTTTTTGAATGCTTTATTTTAACGTTTTTGAACGTTTGACCATTTACAGTAAAAGGTAAAGTGTTATCGATTGGAATGTACTCAATTTCATTAATTGTTGAACTGTCAACTATTTTAGTATTGCTGTCAACTTTTGTAACTGTTTTTGAAGTATCTACTTTGGTAGTTTCTGAAACTGTTTCTATTTTAGTTTCTGACTTGTTTACTTTTCGGGTGGAGCAAGAGCATAAGCAAACTGTTAAAATTATTGCTATAATAAATATAATGATGCTGTTATCGTTTCTGTTTGGTGTTGTTGTCATAATTATAATTTTATTAAAAAACCACTAATTTCCGTTAGTGGTTTATTGCTAGTAAAACCGCTTCTTTCATATTATGAAATTTGAAGGCCTCGATGCAAATTTAATAATATAATTTATAAAAAAATTATTATTTAGTAAAATATAATGCACTTTCTTTTATTCGTCTGTTTGTTAATCCCTGTACTGCTTTACCATTTGCCTTATTCCATTTTAAAAACTCTTTTGAAATCAGAGCATTATTAGGATTTTCGTTTACTAATTTTAAAAGAGTACTTGAAGCCAAAGCACCGCTTCCAACGTTAAAAGCAAAAGAAACTAAAGCATTAAATTGATTTTGTGTAATTGGTTTTTTAATCAAATTAGCAACTTTTTGAGCAAATCTATCAGCTACATTTTTAAGCAATATATCCGCCCTTGCTCCTGTTATTGGTGCATCGGACATTTGTACTTTAATGCCATTCTCATAGTAGGTTGAGCCATAGCCAATCGTAGGCACTCCTGCTGAACATTTATAAGGTTCAAGACTTAAACCCTCGAACTCTTTTATTAAATCGTAACCTTTTTTGTCAAGTCTCATTTTTTATATTTTTCTAATTTTAATAACCCTAAAAATAAACATCCAATTATCAATGTACTTTCATACATAGAAAAGTACGTGCTTTTATTAATTACATTAACGCTTTGGCATAAATTTAAAATTATAATAATAATAAATATGCAAAAAGCTATAATATTACAATCGTCATATTTATAAATCATTTCATTATAAAAAGCATCGTATATTATTACAAACATTATTGCTGTATCTACAATGTCAATTAAGGAATAGTTATTACAATACCAATCAGTATTGTAAAGTGAAAAAAACACAATGCAATACTGAATTATGACTATAAAAAAAGCATTTTCTCTTATTTTGGTCGTCGTGGTGGAATTGGTAGGCCAACTTCCAAATCTTCCAATCCAGCTTGTTTTAAAATCTCGTAGCATTTATTGATTGCGTTTTGTTGTTCTTCGGTTAAATCTTTCATAGTTTTTTATTTAAAAAGTATTAATTTTATAAGTCCTGCCAAAACACCTCCAGCTATTAAAATTATTCCAGATAATCTCCATAATAAATCGTGAAATAATACTTTAGTTTGAATATTACGTAAAGTAGTTATATATCCTTGATTGCTGTTAAATTGATTATCAGTAAGAGAGTTATATATACTATCTATTTTTCTGTTTCTTTCAATCTTTTCAGTGTCTTCGGTATCTTGTCTTTTCTTAATATTGTCGAGGTGCATTCTAATTGAATTTATATCCTCTTTAATGTCAATAATATCTTTTTGCTCTTGTGTTTGCGACATAACTATTCTTCTTTATTATTATTTTCGTTTGTTTTTTGAGTTCGGAATAAAGAGAAACCTCCTGCTCCTAAAAACCCTAAAAATACAAATTCGTGTATTTCAAATTCTTTGTATAAAATTGGCATAAAAGCGTAAAGGGTAGCAACCCAAAAAGAAGAAAAAGTCATCAATCTTTTTTGCGACCATTTACCATTTACCGTTAATGTATCATACAATATTTTCATTATTTTTTCTTTATAATTGCATAACCATTGTCAAATAAAAACAAAGTTAAACAGAAATAGAATAAATACGTATTTATAAAAATTATGTTTGGAATAAACATTATTAAAAATACTCCTGCAGTAAATCCAATCCACGACAAATTCCCATCGGACTTGCTTACTTTGTCACCAAAAAGCATATATCTTACTCCCTCGTAACCGTGACCTAATCCGAAGCCAATCGCACTTAGTACAAATCCTAAGACTATTTTTTGCCAAGTCCATAAGTCCAAGTCAAGTAATCCTAAACCTTTGTACGCAAGTGTCAAAAACCCGATTACGTGCATTACGTTTCTAAATTGATGGTACGTTTTTCTCATTTTAGTTTATTTATTTTTAGTTTAACTTCGTTTATTTGCTCTTCCAAAGATTTTACTGTTTCTTTTAAATCATCTTTTGTTGGCTCAACTTCAACAACAATTTCATTTGATGTTTCGTAATAATTATTATTATTAAAGTCAAAACAAGGTTTTATCAAAAAATCTGTTGGTGCAAAAGGTGCTACTACTTCATTTTCGTTTAATTCAAAATCTCCATCCGTAGAATATAACACTTCGCCTGTGTCTTTGTTTAAAATTGTTGTTACCATTTTGAAATTATTAATTCGTTCATAATTGTACTATCTGCCGAACTTGAATTTGTTAATGAAACAAAGCCATAAATCGGTTGCGTTACATCAAGTGCTAAAGTTGAAACTGCAACACTTGACAAAGTATTATCGTTAAAAATACCATTTGCTGATGCGCTCATAAAACCTTTTAAATTACCCCCAGCTATTTTATAGGTTCGAGTGCCTCTCATATTAATATTTCCACCACTCGCCGCTAAAATTAAAACGTTAGAAGCTCCAGCGTAATTATTAGTATTGCTTAATTTTAATCTACAAGATGAAGCATTTGCAGTCCCTGATTTTTCCCAAGATATTGTTTCAACTTTTAAAATATCATTTGCCGAAAAGGTGTTGGCTGGAATGGTAAAGTTAAAGGATGTTATTTGCGTTTCAATAGTTGTTCCTGTTAACGCTGTTGATGGTGTTATATTTCTAACTACAATACTCGGAGTTGAAGATTTGTCTGCTTTTAAATCCAAAGCAGTTTGAGTAGCGGTGCTTACTGGCTTATTAGCATCGCTTGTGTTATCTACGTTGTTTATACTTAACATACTGCGCACTTGCGATGTTGAAAGGTCATCAATATCTGAACCGCCTCCGCTTACTCTACCTACTAAAGTATTATTTCCAACTTGTAATGCTGTAGGACTTCCAGTTCCACTTTGTTGAACTAAAATAGAATGCGATGGAGTGTAGTCTGATTTAAGCACCGCACCCGAAACACCCGCATTCATATCGGTACTTACCCAACTACTACCGTTGTAAAATCTATAAACTAAAGCACCCGCAGTATATCCTACTCCGCCTATTGTAGTTGTGCCACCGATAACGTGAACGATGTATCCTGTATCTTGTGTAGTAGGACTATCTGTTACTGTTATTGTGCCATTAGTAGCATAAGCACCACCAATAACAGCTGTAAAATTTGTTGTTTTTCTTATAAATGATAAAGCAATTCGACCTGTTTCATTAGGTAATTCATAATTTCTTGCAGATGTTAAGTCAGCTTTTGAAAAATCAACAATGTAATTACCTCCTGAAAATGAATACTCAGAAACATCACCTATACTTTTAAAAATAAAAGTACTATCATCTAATACTAATTTACCATAATCATCATTAGGAATGTCATATAATTGTAATTCAGCAACCTTAACAGGATTAGTAGTTTCATTACCCTCATCTGTTACTTGTTGAAGGTTTTGCGAACCGCCCCCGCCTGTTGCGCTTATAACATACGGATTTGCTTCCGTTCCATCTCCAGTAATAGTTACTCCTGTTCCAGCATCGATTAAATTAGCAATAGAAGTAATTTGCCCATCGTATTGAAAAGCGGGGTAATTTAATTCTTCAAGTCTTAATGATAATTGAGTTATAGTAGTAAATGTTTCAGCAGTTCCACCACTCGGCAAAGCATATAAAGTAATATCTGTTATATAATAAATTACTCGTTTACTTTGCCCTTGTTCGACTATTTGAAAAGAAACATTATCAGTACTAAAATAGAATTTTGAAATGATAAAATCACCTAAAATGCTATCTGTATGCAACCAAGTCTTTAAACTCTTTTTTCTTATTGTTAATGTACTCATTTTACTATTTTAAAAATATAACTGCCACTCGCTGGATTTACCGAAGCACCACTATGATTATGTAATATCATTTTTATAGTATCGGTTGCCGTAACTATTGGAACTCCAACTATAATCCCTAAAGTTATTAATTCTGCTGGATATGTAGTTTGAACGTAATCTCCAACGCTTGCACCAGTTAAAGTAACTTCAACAACGTAATTACTATTACTTAAAATATTTGGAACATCAATAGTTTGTGTTGTTGTTAATAATAAATCTTTTGGATATAAATAAGGTTGAAATCCTAAGCTATTTTGATTTAATCTTTGAATACAAAAACCATCAATATAAATTGTTCTACTTGTGGGAACGCTTGCAGCATCTTTTTGTAATGTC